GATGCACAGCTTGTCTGCGCGACGGCGGGTCGCTCGATTTTATTCAGGATTTTTGAGGTTGACGGTGGGGTCTGGGATGGCCCTTCTGCAGGCTGTTTTTTCGGCGATTGGTGGACGGCTTGAACCTATGGTTCAAACGGCGGAAAAGGGTTCGGTTATCCAATCGGTTGACGGCTGGTTGACGGACTGTCCGTATTCCGCTGGCGTGTTCGGGTTGAACTGTTTCTTTTTTCGGGGTGTTATAGAATGGTTGACGGCTAAAAATCACACGTTATACTATCAACAGTGAGGTGACCAATGGTGAAGAAGTCTAAAAAACAGCCTATACTGGGACCGGGTATCCGGCTGGTCGATACCGGGCGTGTCATGGCGCTTGATGATCTCGTTGAGTACGAGAACAACGCGAAGATCCACACCCCGGAGTACACCCCATGACCAGACCTGCGTCGCTGGCGCAGATCGGTCGCTCGATCGGCGTCTCGAAACAAGCGATCGCAAAGAAGGTAACGAACGGCGAACTGGTTCGCAACGCCGCCGGCGAGATCGATATCGACGATCCCGCAAATCAGCAGTGGCTTATCGATCACAGTGCCGACATGTCACAGTTCCCGGCAGCCCCCCGTGCGTCCGCACCACAGGCCACAGCAGTATCGCCGCAGAGCGCCACAGGGACGCCCGCTGTCCCTCCTGCTCCTCTCCCTCGGCGTAATCAGCACGATCCGCATCCGGCCGCTGCGACCTACTATGACAAGCAGGGCAATCCGGTGGACCTTAGTCGCATGATGCTGATGCAGCGGATCAAGGTGATGCAGAGCGACGATGCCCTAAAACAGCAGAAACTCCTCGAAGGCAAGAACCAACTATTTGAAAAAAAAATCGTGTCGGCCGTGGTGGGCGGGATCATGTCTGAGATGGTCAATGCCGCGATGTACATACCGCAGTCGATTGTTGACAACCTTCTTTCGCTGAGGATTACTCACGCCGATCGTGAACGCGAAGAGATCGTGCATCTCCTGCAGGAGTCCTATCTGCACGAGTACAAGAGGATCAGCGCAGCTGTCAAAAAGCGGCTGGCGACATTGAAAAACGAGGATAAAAAACAGTCGCCTGACGGCGCAACAGCGGAGGAACAATGAAGCATCTATCTCTGGTCGACTGGTTCATCATCGTGTTCCTGATCATGTGTGCCATCGCCCTGTTGATATGGTCCTACATTGGCGGGGAGGTATAGCATGTCCATGAATAAGTCGGGTGGCAATATGTACGATTGGGTTACGCACACTTGGAACACGGTCAAGGGGCAGTGCCCACATGGGTGCACCTACTGCTACATGCGGCGCTGGGGCGACCAGCCGCCGGCGCGTTTCGACGAGCGTGAATTGCGGACCAATCTTGGCCGCGGCAACAAGATATTCGTCGGGTCGTCCTGCGACCTGTTCGCCGCAGAAATTCCTATTGCATGGATCAATGCCACCCTGCAGCACTGTTACGCCGACCACTACGAAAACACCTATGTGTTCCAATCAAAGAACCCTCAGCGCATGATCGATCTGGTGAAAATACACCGCGACAACTGGAAACCATACGGCGGCGACAAGACCCCCACCTATATCGGGACCACTATCGAGTCGAATATCCACCATGCCGCAATGGGCACCGCACCGCATCCGTACAAACGGGCTCGAGCATTCGAGCACGCGCCGGTATCGCTGATCAAGTTCGTGACGGTTGAGCCGATCATGGACTTTGACCCCGATACGTTGGCGGGGCTCATAATCGGGGCCGGTCCCCGGCAGGTCAATATCGGCGCCGATAGCCGCCAGGAATCTCAGCGCGATCTTCCGGAACCGACAACCCACAAGATCGTGCAGTTGATCGAGCAGTTGGTCAGCGCCAATATAGAGGTAAAACAGAAAACAAACCTGCGGAGGTTGATGACCTGATATGCCGACCCCGCCGCGTCAGCAGATAGTCCGGAGCGCCGAGGAGCAGAGCGCCGAGATCATCGACATAATGATGGCGTGCATCCCCGAGCGGTTGGACATCCTGCCGTCGGAATGGGCCGAAGAGAAACGCATACTACCCAGCGAATACACTCAGCGTCCCGGCCGGGTCACCTACGATAACAGTCCATACCTCCGCGACATCGTGAACTGTTTTTCGCCGCTCTCTCCCGTCCGCGAGATCGCCGTCATGAAGCCGGCGCAGATCGGCTATACCCAGATGGTCCTCGAAACGGTGCTCGGCTATATCATCGATGTGTTCCCGCGGCCGGTACTCTACATATCGGCCGACAAGGAACTTACCGAAGCGAATATGCAGACCCGTATCGACGCCATGATCGCATCATCGGATCTATCGGATAAGATCATGCCGACTACGATGAAAAAAGCGAGCAGGCGTACAGGCGACACAATGAGTCGTAAAGAGTTCCGTGGCGGATTCATTTCGGCGCTCGGCGCGAAGAACGCCAATAAGTTCAGGCAATTCGGTTTCCCCGTGGTGCTCGCCGATGAGGTTGATACCTTTGAACAGAACCTCGGCGGTCAGGGTTCCACGACCGAGCTCATCCGCAGCCGTACCGATGCATTCAGTAAGACCCGAAAGATCGCGTGGGGCGGCACCCCGCTCATTCATGCGGAGTCGAATATCGAGTCGCTTTTTTTACAGGGTGACCAGAGCTATTACTTTGTGAAGTGTCCTCACTGCGGTCACGAACAGCGTCTGCTTTTCGGCACCCCGGACGATACCTTTGGCCTCAAGTTCGAACGCACCGAGAAAGGTGAACTGATACCCGATACCGTGTATTACCTCTGCGAGAAGGGCTGTAAGATATCGGAGGATTTCAAATACGACATGCTCATCGGTGGCCGGTGGATCGCAACGGTGCCCAAGCGGTCCCGCCGATTCCGGTCATTCAGTATTTCGGCGCTCTACAGTAACTTCCTATCATGGGAAGAGATCGTTCAGAAGTTTCTGCAGTGCAAGGGGCGCAAGGAAAAACTACAGGTTTTTGTCAACAATGTGCTGGGTGAAACATGGAAAGAGGAGATCAAGGCAATAGACCGCAAAGCGGCGCAGCGCAACAGTCTGCGGCGATATCTCCCGGCGACGGTGCCGAATCGTTTGGCGATCGAGGATGGCTCAGGCCGCATCGTGATCCTCACACTGGCAGTCGATGTCAACGGACAGTACAATAAAAAAGAGGGGTGGCTCGCCGTCGATCTGCGGGGGCACTGTCGCAACGGTCAGACCTACAGCATCGCGAAAGGTGAGATACATGGGATCACCGAGCCGGGCGGCGGCGCATGGCTGGCTTTGAAGGAGATCGCCGAGCGGGAGTACCCCAGCGATGACGGTATGCGCTACCGCGTCAATTTCGTTGCGGTCGACGCGGGGTTCAAGGATTATGCAGTTCACTGGTTCACCGGTATCCTGCCGATGTCCCGCGCGGTGCGTGGTAAAAGCGAGAATGTAAAAAACGATAAGGTGCTCACGGTGACCCACACTACGAAGGGCGATATCTGGTGGATCGATACGGTGTACTACAAGAACCTCATCGCATCGAACTGCATGATATCGTGGCAGGGTCCCCCGGCGCCGATGCCGCCGTTGTTCATGAACTTTCCCGACGCCAAGCATATTGGCGGTTTTGAGGATGCGGCATTCATGGCGCAGTACGGTATCGAATGCGCCGGAAAAGGATTCGACAACGACTATTTCAAGCTGTTCGGCGCGGAGGCGCCGATCATTCAGAAGGATCCGCTGGACGAAGGCGACCCCGGCAAGGTGATCGGCTGGCGTAAGAGGTACAGCCGCGCGCCAACCCACTTCTGGGACTGCCTTGTGTACGGCTATGCGGCGCGCGACATCTATCTGGAAATATTGGCCCGGACCGCATTCCCGAAAATCAAGAATCTCGACACCTCTTTGCTCATGAGAAATCTTTCGGATTTTATCGATGAGAACGGTGTGCAATGGGGCTAAAAAAAGGAGGCAGATCATGGCAAGAAAGTCGAAAAAAGTGAAGGCGCCGGGCGGCGGCGAGATCATCATGGTCGATACCGGCCGGACGATGCGACTCGATGAACTCGTTGAGTACGAAGGCAATGCAAAAATCCACACGCCGGAGCAGATCGACCAGATCGCGGTGAGCATCCGCGAGTTTGGTTTCAACGATCCGATCGCCATCGATGGCGACAATATCATCATCGAGGGCCACGGCCGCCTCTACGCAGCGCGGAAACTCGGCATGGATACCGTGCCGGTCATTGACCTGTCGCACCTCACGCCAGAGCAACGGCGCGCCTACATCATCGCTCACAATAAACTGACGATGAACACGGGGTTTGACCCCGACCGGCTGGCTTCCGAACTTGCGCAGATCTGCATCGAGATGCCGGACCTCGACATGGAGTCGCTCGGCATGCTGGACCATGCAGATGCTCAATCTCCGGATCAACGATCAACAATTGATCTTGGTACCGGAGAAATAGAAGAAAAAGAAACGATGGAAAAGACAACTTGTTTCTACCCGAAAAGCAAGGCGTTTCAAGTCAAAAAAGAGTTGCGCGAAATGATGGGGCGTTTCGGAGGTACGATATCATGAAGATTGCCACGCTTGCCTTTGCAGGAAGTGAATCGAGCCTCGGTCTTACGATAGTATCGGACGCCGTACACCGAGAGTTTCCCGAGGCCGAAATAAAGTGGGCGACAGAGCCGTCTATTGCCAAAGAGGCCGACTACCTTTTCGTTTCGCTCTATTGGTGGAAAGATGTTTTTGAACTTGTCCGATACCTCGCAACTTTTGGAATCGACCCGCGAAAAAAAAAGCCGACAATCATAATTGGTGGAATGGCGGTTGTTAACCCTCGCCCGATCAAAGGTTATTTCCACTACTGCGTTATAGGCGACGGCGAAGAGGTTATTGTGCCGTTGTTGAAACGAATTGAGGCCGGGGAGCCGGTGGACGATCTTGTCGGAGTGTGGAACGAAACATCATGCGAACACGCAAACAAGGAAATACTTGAACCGATCTGTCATATCGACCTCCGCACGAATAAAACGACGCGGATAGAAATCGCGCGCGGATGCAAACAGATGTGCGATTTCTGCCAACTGGCATGGAGCAAGCCATATCGTGAGTTGGGATATGAGCAGATCAATCACCTACTCGTCACCGCAAAAACCAAGAATGTTGCGCTGTTTTGTCCCGATACATGGTCACACTCGCAAGCCGAAAAGATTCTTGCGCGGGCCGCACAACTTGGGAAAAATAATACCGGCACCGATGTTCGTCTCGATATGCTCGACAAAATCAGCACGGCAAACGCTATGCGCTTTGGGCTTGAGGGCTTTTCCGAAAAAACGCGCCGCCGTTTTCGCAAGGTAAAAAGCAACGCTGATTTTCAGAGGCTATTTGTTCGCATGGCTTCCGATGTAAAAACGCCGAAAGGAAAGTCGTTGACAACGGCCACCATGTACATGATAGGTGATCTGCCCGGCGAAGGTCAAGCGGATGTTGACGAGTTTTGGCAACAGATGATCGAAATTGACAGGCAACTCAAGCAGAAATTTACGCTGTTTCTTTCGGTATCATCCTTCACGCCGTCACCGTTCACGCCGATGTGGTGCTGTCCGATCAATCTTGAAATTCCGTTCAAAGCGATGCTCGATAAAAACCGGCCGCGCCTTGAACATATCGTCATTGCTTCGCGTGGTGCCGTGCGTAAGCCTGCACCGCGCCTTTGCCAAATGATGACAATCCGAGGCGATGAAAGGTTGTCTCGCGTTATTTTCTGGCTGGCGACAAAGGCATGGTCGGTCATCGAATCCACGAAACCAGAGGATGGAGAAATAGTCAAATCTGCTTGTAAGGCGGCTGGCTATGATTGGACCGATCTTGTGCGAGAATACGACCACGATGAAATGCCGCCGTGGGGTCATATCCGCACATTTTCCGACGCATGGCGTACCCGTGCGTGGTAAATATCTTACAACGGTTTCGCGCACTTACAACTATTTTGACCAAAGCACAAAAAATCTCTTGACAAATACCAAGCGGTAGGTTATAGTGTATTTGTGGCCCGCCGGTGGGCCATGAGATAACAACCGAGATGGAGAGTGAGATGGCGTGGGAAACGATCAATTACAGTTGCGGGCACACAGCTGATTTGCAGATGTACGGCCCCCACAAGGATCGCGAATCAAAAAAAGAATGGCTTGAGCGATCGGGCGTATGCCCCGAATGCTATAAGGCCAAGAAGGATGAGGAGCGCAAGCAGGCCGATGTCGTCGCCGCCGAGAAAAACGCGACTCGCCCCGCGCTTAAAGGCTCAGAAAAGCAGATCGCGTGGGCCGAAAAACTCCGCGCCTATAACTATGATATCTTTGTCGCGGCGAAAAAGCGCGGCGAGGAAGCAATGGCTGGCGGCCACAATCCCGGCGACGCCGAAAAGCAAATATTTGATTTTGTGGTCGCGGCCGGGAATTGTACCTCAGCCAAGTGGTGGATCGATAATCGCGAGGCGATTGGCGTGGGCAACCTCGGCACTATCCAATCGGTGCTTTCGGCAATGGCGCGGAAGTGGGGCGTGAAGGAACTCAAGGATGTAGCGGCGAGGGCCGCCGAAGAAATAAAAAACATGAACTGACGGAGAACATCATGGAGATCAAGATCAAAAGTATCGGCACGAAAAAAGGTACAGTCGGTTGGCTCAAAGCCGGGATCCTCAGCGGAGCCATCTATTTTCGAGAGGCGGCAACAAAAAAAGGAAATCGCCCCGGGCTCAAAATCTACACGCCGGAGATCACCGACGGTATGTGGGTCGCGCTGAAAAATCCGCATAATCTTTCCGACTCAGACTTGGTATCCGGCTACGATAATATCGCGCTTGTTACCTCCGATGGTGGTGGGTGGTGTGGCGGCGATGAGATCGGCTGTACTGATGCCTGTTGGTCGGCCATCAAGCGGGTGGCTTTGGCGTGGAAAGAGCGGATAGAAGCGCAAGAAAGCGCGGAGAAAGAGCCCAGAATAACAGTTATTTTTGAGGAGGCATGAGGAATGAAAAGCACGGTAATTATCAGTAAGCGCGGCGCGGGGTATACCTGCGATGCGTCGGGGCGGTATGGCGGCGGGTATCAGGGCGCGTCGGCAGGGCGCACACCGGAGGATGCGGCGGCCTTCGGGGCGCGTGAAATGCTCCGTTATGCGCAGGTCAACCCCGAGGGTGGTGACCTCATAGCCCCGGCCGATGTGTTGGCTCTCATCCCGGCGCACCTGCACCATATCGAGCCGAGGGGCGCGGGTATCGTATGCCCCCGGTGCGGTGAGCCGATCAATGCGGCGGCCCAACTGGCCAAGATCGTCACGCCGAAAAAAGCGGCGGCGGCGCGTGAAAACGGCAAGAGTCCATGCGCACCCGGCAAAAAACGCGGCCGACCGAAGAAAATAAACAGCGAGGTGAAGCCATGAGAGTATCAAGAATAGTTGAGATGATGTATCCACATCACGGATTTCTGTTTTATGGCAACACCGGTGTTGCCGTGATCACACTTGGAAAAATAGGATATGGAAAAACACAAGAGGAAGCGTTGGCATCGATGTTGCCGTGGCCGGAAGACAAAAAAGAAAAAAGAGACTTATATCTTTACTATCAGGGAATACATGGTTTTTTTCATGTCATGGATGGCGATCTGCTTGGAAAGGATCCGGATGGTATAGCTTTTGTTCACATGGCAGTTGCTCAAATCAAAAAAATAATAGGAGAGTGAACAGAGCGCTACATGTGCTGAAAAGCCGTCCCGATTTTATCTATTTTTTGTTTGATCCTAACTTCCCGTTTTTCCTCATATAAAAAATTCTTTACATTCGGCGCGAAATATAGTGTAATCTGAAGTGTACGCATGAGTATCAACAGGAGATTGCATCTTGACGCTGGCCGAACTTCAAGCGCGACTCGTAAAGATCGATGCAGCCATTGACGCCATCATTGAGGGCGGTGCATCCGAATCGCGCTTGAACGACCAGCAGGTCGAGATGTGGGTCAAGAAACTGTCGCTCACCGAACTTCGGCAAATGCGCAAAGAAACACAGATCGAGATCGCGGCCTTTACCTATCCACAGGGGGGCCGCTATGTTTCTTGACCGGCTCATCGGCCGCATCAGGGCGTGGCGTCAATACCGCACCGTTCGGCATGAATACATCCGGGGCCGCGTGTCGCTGTTCGACATGCTCTCGTCGGTGTCGCAGTATCGCGGCGACAAATCGAATTTCTTTGACGGGTTCGGCCTGACTACCGACATCCGGTTCGTCGATCTTTACACTCTGCAAATACGGTCCCTGCAACTGGCCCGAGAGAACGGCTATGCCAGCGCGATCTTCCGCAGGCTGGAGACCAAGATTATCAACACCGGGCTCCGGCTCCGCTGTGCGCCGTCATCCGATATCCTGAGCGGCATCATCACCGAAGAGGTCATTCAGGACTGGACCGGCAAGACCGAGGCGCTCTGGGAGGTGTGGAGCCGTGACCGCCGCCTGTGCAGTGTCCGGGCCGATAAGGTATTCGCCACGCTACAGCGCGAGGCATTCATGGCCGCCATGATATCGGGCGACTGCCTGTGCATAGTAGGGTTAAACGACATGGGCCTGCCGGTCATCGAACTGGTCGACGGCCTCAATGTGCGCCAGCCGGTCACCGCTAGCACGATCCGCGGTCACCGCATCGTGCACGGCGTCGAGTTGGACGGAGCCGGTCGTGAGGTCGCCTACTATGTCGAGAATGAGAACGATATCGTCAAAACGCCGCGCCGGGTCGATGCATATACCCCGTCTGGGATGCGCCGCGCGTGGCTCGTCCGCATGACCGAAGGCCGGATCAATGAGGTGCGCGGCCTCCCCCTGCTGTCCGTGGTCATGCAGAATATTAATGAGTTAGGTAAATACCTCGATTCCGAACAGCGCGCCGCGCTGGTAAACTCGTATGTGGCCATGACTCATACCCGCGGTGAGCAGACCCCGGTCGGCACCGATCCGCTGAAAGGCGCCATGTACAAAACCGCCACTGTCACCACGCAGGCGGCATCCGGAGATCAGCCGGAACAAAAGGTGGAATTCAGCCGCATGGGCCCCGGCTATCTCGCTACGCAGTTGGCCCCCGGCGAGACGATCACGGCGCATGACACGAAGCGCCCCAATGTAAACTTCGCGGCATTCGCCGAGCACTGCATAAAAACTATGTCGTATGCGCTGGAGATCCCGCCCGAGATACTCATGCTGTCATTCAACTCGAATTACAGCGCCAGCCGCCAGTCGGTTCTTCAACTGGACGAATACATCAAGAAAGCGACCCAGATATTCACCACGCAGTTCAACCAGCCCATCTATGAGTTGTGGCTTGACGGCATGGTGTACAGCGGCCGCATCGTCGCGGCGATGTATTTACGCTCCCTCTACGATATCCGGCTGTTCGACATACTCGGTGCATGGCGTATGACCAAGTGGCGCGGGCTCCCCAAAACCGATATCGACACGCTCAAGCAGGTGAAGTCTTTTGTGATAGCGATACAAGAGGGTTTTGCCACCCGTGACAACATCGCCGACGAATACTTCGGATCCGACTTTGACGACAATGTCCGGCGTCTCACCTATGAGAATGCGGCGCTGAAAAAGGCGCAAGGCGACCTATACGGTTCCCGTGGCGCCGATACCGGCACGGCATCAAACGATAACTCAGAGGTGAATGCCGCAGCGGTTGCCGTTCTTGCCGACAAACTAGATGAAATCCTTGAAAAAATACAAGAAATGGGTGGAGGAGCAAAAGCATGACGAAAGAACGCCACCAGTTCTATGCGGTGACCGAGCACTATTTTGATACCGTTATCGTGCCGCGTGAAAAAGCGCGCGCCGCAGGAGCGTCGTGGGAATGGCCCGAGCCGGTATCGCCGGACGGTATCTATACCCGCGTCGGAGATGAGGCGCATATCGCAATGGACGGCGAATTGGACCCCGACTATTACGCCGCCATCATAGCGGCGGTCGGCCGCGCGGAAAAAGACCCCGGCGTTCGCAAGATCGTATTCGGCGTCAATTCTCCCGGCGGCACGGTGGAGGGGGTCGCGCAGGCGGCATTGGCCATTCGTACCGCAAAAAAGCCGACGATTGCTCGGGTTTCTTATCTGGCTGCATCGGGCGCATATTGGCTGGCGGCCCAGACCGACCGGATAGAGGCGGAAGTCGGCACGGTCATGGTGGGGTCCATCGGAGTCATCGTCGCCACATGGGACTGGACAAAGGCAATGGAGGATTTCGGGGTAAAACGCATCATCATCACCAACACGAAAAGCCCGAAAAAGTACAGCGACCCCGCGACTGAGGAAGGTCGCGCTGATATTGTAAAAAATCTTGACGACATATTCAATGAATTCGTCGCGGCGGTGGCTTCCGGTCGCGGTACCGACGCTGAAAAAGTCGAGTCTGATTACGGACAGGGTTCGGTGGTGATCGCCGCCGATGCAGTCAAGATCGGTATGATCGATGCAATAACCGGAACCATAACCACGGAAAAACGAGGTGACAGCATGACGAAAGAAGACCAGACCTACACGCAGGCGGAATTTTCCGCCGGGGTCGAGGCGGCGGTGACCGCCTTGCGAGCCGACATCGGCAAGCATCTTGCCTACATCGGCCGGGTACAGGATGACAAAAGCATCGCGGCGAACATCGCCGCAGGTAAATCGTATGCCGACTGCGTCGAGCAGTACGCCGAGAGCGCGGCCGCCAAGCAGGTCGCGGCCCAGCGTATCGCCGATGCGCCGCCCGAACAGGCGGCACAGAAAGGGTCCGATCCCGATCCGGCCGCGAAAAAGGCGGAAGAATCCGCCAAGACGCTGGACGCTCTCAAGAAAATGGGCTACAAGGTCGAAAAGACCGACAACGGTAAATAACAAGGGAGGAACCCCATGACCACCATGAACAACGGCGATTTCCGGCTCGGCAACAACCGGCAGATCGTCGGCACCATCAAGGCGACCCCCGCCGTCGAATTCGCTCTGGGCGAAGCGCTCGCGCTGGACACCGACGGCACCTACATCAAGTGGGACAAGACCTGCGGTAAGATCGCCGGTTTCTGTACCCGCGCTTTTACGATGGGCGGTGGCGGCACCAGCGCCAACGAGTACATCGTAGTCGGCGGCGAGATCGACGGCGATCTCATCACCCTTCCCGACGGCATCACGCTGGCATCGATGGTCGGCGACGAGATCCGCGAAGAGCAGATCCCGTTCCCGCACCTGACCGCCGGTGTCGATATCGTCGCCCGCCCGTTCTTTTCGAAGATCGTGGCATCGGTCATCAAGGCGATCGGCATTTTGACGAAAGGCACCCCCACGGGCATCGACGATTCGAACACCTGTGTGATCGACATCACCAATGAGGCGGCCGAGTCCATCGTCAGCAAGACCTACAATACCGGCACCCAGCCGCCGACGAAAGACTATGCGTCTCTCGGCGCGGTGACCCCGGCCAACTGCGATATCGCCGCCGGCGGCATCGCCAACATCGCCGTGACGCAGGGCAACACGGCTGATCTCCCGGAGTTCGACCTCGTCGTGCAGTACCTGCTCAAGACCGTGTCGGTCACGCAGATGCTCACGGCGGCCGGGTTCGAGGTCACGACCGTCATCCAGACGCAGGAATAAGGGAGGAACACCATGACCTACGAACTGACCACCGCTTTCATGGGGCTTGTCAAACAGATGAGAAAGCCCGCCAACGGCCTGCTCGGTTTCTTCTCGGCGACCCCGAGCAATGTCACCGAAGCGACCGTAATCGAATTCGATGTGCTGAAACAGCGCGCCGTCGTGGCAAAGGCAAAGCCCCGTCCGGGCGAACCGACCATGAACGGCCGCGATGTGTTCACCACGCTTTCCTACACCCCTCCGATCTATAAGGAGGAAGTCCCGTTCACCATCGAGAATCTTAAGAAGCGCCAGCCGGGGTTCGACAAGTACGATCCCCAGACCCAGACGGCGCTCGTCATGGAATTCGCCGCCAATGCGGTGGCTCCGCTCCTTGACAAAATTGCCAACGCCGAACTCCTGCAGGTCGCCAAGACCCTGCACGGCGGCACCATCCCGTTCAAAACCGACGGCATGGCCGAAGGATATGTGGCCGATCTTTCGTTCGGCGCTCCCGGCGCAAACTTCGCCACGCTGACCAACTCAACCGGCACCCTGTACTGGGACAACACCTCTGCGGTGCCGTTCAAAAACCTCGACGACTTCTGTCGCCTGATCCGCACCAACGCGGGCGGTCGCACCTTTGTCCGCGACATCATCTTCGGATACGAAGCGTTCAGCGCGATGCTCAGCACCACCGATGCCGAAGCAAAACTGAACAATCTCCGCATCAATATGGGCGGCATAGACGCTCAGGAAGCGGACGATGTCAACGGCATGGCGTTTCTTGGTACCTACCTGCTCGGCGGCAAAAAGGTTCGCTTCTGGATGTTTGACGAGACCTACATCGACCCCAGCGACAATGCTACCGTGAAAGACTTCCTCGATCCCAAGAGCGTCTATTTCATCGGCGACGGCGATTACCAACTGTACCACGCCGGCATCGATGTGATCAAAGACATCAGCGATCCGCAACTTGCGTCGTTCCTGCCCGCCAACGGGTTCATCCGCGACATCGGCGACAGCATTGCGTCGTCGCTGTATGTCCGCACCCGCAAGGACGAAAAGGCCAGCGCGGTATATCTCGAAGTCACCAAGTCCCCGCTGTATGTCCCCCGGACGGTCGATACATTCGGGCGGCTGACGGTGATGGCGTAAACGGCCGCATGACGGCAGGAGGCGACACATGGATACGGTGACCATCAAAGTGGTGAAAGGGGTGTTCTTCCACGGCGGGAGATCGTATGGAAAGGGGTGCGCCGCCGGCGACCTCATCCACGGGTTCCCGCGCAAAGACGCCGAGACGCATGTGCGTACCGGCGCGGCAGTCATCATCGAAGCGAAAGCCCCGACGATGAAGCCGGAACTCCCGCTGGGACCGACCGGGCAACCGTCGGTAACGGGCAGAAACAAAAGAGGCAGACGGGGATAACGGATGGGAGCGCTTCTCGACAGTATGCGCGCCGCATCCGCAGCGATGGTGACATCCGGCGGGTTCGAGACGGCCATTACGGTGACCGATAAGTCGGACAATACTGCGGTCGTCAATGGTGTCGCGACGCTTCACAACACCCGCATCGATACCAATACGGGCCTGACCGTCAATGATCGTCAGGCCCACTGCCTTTTTGCGACCTCCGCCATCACGGCGGCCGGTCTGGATCCGTATGCCGACACGAAAAAACCGGGAAAAGTGTCGATGAAGGGCTGGCGAGTGGCGTTTGCGGACGCTCACGGGAAATCGTGGTCGTTTGTTATTGTCGATGCCCGACCCGACGAGACCTATGGACTGGTGACCTGTTTCTTGGGGGATAAGGTATGACCGCATATCTGACTGCCCCCATCGCAAAAACGCGACAGGAACAGATAAAAGAACAGATCGCTCTGATACTGTCCACAGAATTGGCCTATCAGAAGGATGTTTCACGGTCTACAGGCGACGACACCGGCGAAATACTCGCCGATTTCTGGAACGGCGACAGTGAACTCAATATCTTCCTCGATCGTGGCGTGGTACTTGATGAGAAGGAGATGCCCGCTATCGTGGTAAATTGTCAGACGGCCCAGTGGGAGCCGGGCAGTGTGGCGTCGAAAAACGCGACCGGCCGCTACATGGTGGCGGTGCTGACACGGTCGGCGGCGACCGATACCGCGGACGGCGATGCTCTGGCAGCCGTCATGGCTCAACGCATCGGCGGCATGTGCCGCGCCATTCTCATGGCCCAGCAATATAAGACACTGGGTTACACGCCGGGAACCGTGGTCGGGGGAGTGCAGATCGGCGAAATGGAGATCATGACACCGCGTAACGAAGAAAATTCCGGCGGGGTAACCGCCGCGATATTATCTGTCGAGGTGCGGTACATCGACACGGAGATCGTGGGCGCCCCGGTAACGCTGGAGCGACTGGTATCATTCGTGGGGACAGATGGTCGATATAAGGCGGTGCGGGTATATTCCGGCGCGCCGTATGATCCGGCGGAGGACCTGCCGGAAGAACCTGAACCGGAAGAGCCGGAAGAACCATAACAACGGAGGATAACCCATGACCCTGTCATTGGCCGTTCAGCCGACGCAGTTGGCCCGCGCGATCGGGTATGCGCTCGGCTTCAAGGATCTGGTCGCGGGTGGCCGCTATCTGCCCCAGCGGGTGGCTATCGTCACCAATATCGCGACCGCAAAACAATCGGGCTTTACCGCCTACAACCAGCGCCATGAGATCACCAGTCTTAAGGCGTTCTATGATCTGTTCGGGATGTGCCCCGGCTGGCTGGCGACCCGCATCCTGCGGCCGACCGCCGGCGGTGGTCTGGGCAGTATCCCGCTCGATGTGTTCCCGATCGAAGACGCCGGAGGCGCTACCGCAGCGGCCGGGACCATCACCCCGTCGGGTACCGCCACGGCGACCACCACCCACCGCGTCGTGTTCAACGGCCGCCAGTCCATAGAGGGCCGGAGCGCCGATTATGTGGTTGCGTCGGGCGACACTGCGGAGATCATCGCAGGTAAGATCGTCGCGGCGATCAACGGGATGCTCTATGCACCCGTCACGGCCGTCGACTATGACGGCGTCGCGGCGACCGGTACCGTTGATATCCTTGCCGATCTTGTCGACGGTGATACCGTTCGGATACAGGATGGCGAGGGAAACGATGTGACCTTTGAGGCCGATTCAGGCGACGGAGTGACACCCGGCAACACTGCGTTCATCATCGTTATGGACGGTGCGGCAGTGGATCGCGCGGCGACCGCCGAGAACCTGTATGACGCCATCATCGCGTCCGATCTGGCCATCACTCCCGTGCTGGGGACCGGTGATCTCACCTATCAAGTGGCGCTGACCAATGATGCCGCCGGGACTGCGGGTAATGTATCCATCGTCCAGACCGGCGACGGCATGACGGTAGCCGGTATGTCCGGCGGCCTTGCCGATATCGCGCGGGTCGATCTGACCGCCCGTTGGAAAGGGACGACCGGCAACGAGATCACCGTGGCGATCGAGGATAACGACGAAGACGCCGGTATCACCTACGCCGTCGTCCAGCCGACCGGCGCGGCCGGGACCCATGCCACCAACTTTGCGACCGCTCTGGCCGCCATCGGTGAATACTGGGACACGATACTGGTCAACCTGTACGGATCGGAAACATTCGAAACCATCGAAACCTTTAACGGTCGTCCCGATGTCGATACCGGCGGGACCGGCCGGTGGAATGCCGGTGTGGTCAAACCGCTGGTCGCCATCTCCGGATCCACCGAGGATGACAAGGACACGCTGAAAACGCTGATGGCCGACCGGAAACTTGACCTGACCAATGCACTGGGCGTGGCTCCGCTGTCGCCGGGGTATTCGTTCGAGGTCGCCGCGAACTTCACTTATCTCGCGGCCACTACCTTTAACAACACCCCGCACCGCACCTGTTCCGGCAAGTATCTGCCCGATATGCCCGATCCGCTCGATACCGCCGGAGAGGCGACCGATGATATCGGCGACATGGCTGATATCGTGGTTCGTGACGAACTGGTGAAGGCGGGCTGTTCGACGGTGACTTATACCCCGTCGACCGGGTACATCGTGGAGGATTTTGTCACCTTCCGGCGCCCCGACGATCAGGATCCGCTCAATGTCGATTTCAAGGAGGTCCGGTCCCTGCTGGGTATTGATTTCAATGTCCGCTATAACTACAAACTGGCGGTAGAAAACAACCTGATCGACAAGACGCTCCTGCCCGACGACGCGGTGGTGTCGGTGACCGGCACGGCAAAGCCGAAAGAGGTCAAGTCGATGATATACGACCTCGCCGACGATCTGGCGGCGCTGGCGCTCATCGCCGACCCCGGCTACACGAAGGACAACACGCAGGTGGAGATATCGTCCACCAACGCAAAGCGGATAGAGGCGACATTCCCGTACAAGCGCACCAGTTGCGCGGGTATCGTGGCGACGACCGTCTATGCCGCGTTCTATTACGGCGAATAAGGGAGGTGCGCTATGGCGAAGATTTATGGAGATGTCGCGTCTCTCATCGTGATGGACAAGATATCGGGACAGCAGAGAGAGATGCCGTGTAAAGGCGGCGAAGACTGTAACATCGATCTGGGCGGGTACTCGAGCGAGACCCAGATGAACGGCAACGGTACCGGGCATTCGAAACTCTCGGCAAAGCCGTGGAGCATCGAAGGGCTGTCGGTAGAGATGGAAGACGGCGTGCTGGAGTTCCTGCAGGGGACCGTAAACAGCATGGGGTACTGCATCTTCACGCTGTCGTTCGTGAACGGCGATGTGTACAAAGGGACCGGCAAGATCGAAGGCGACCTGAAGGCGAACACGAACAGCGGGTACATCTCGCTGAACGCAAAGGGCGCCGGGTCGTTGGAAAAACTGGCGTAACCGGTCGACGAGATGTTTGGGGGCGGTCCCGGTGGGCCGCTCCCGGTGATAACTGAACCTGATCTGAGGAGGAA